ACCGTGCCCGTCACGTCATAGGCAAAAACAGATATGTCAGACCCATTATAGTTCGCGGTCCCACCGTCGTGGCTGAGTGTGAAAACAAGCTCGCTGCCCCGATAGTCCGGGTCTACGGCGGCAGTCAGGAGAGTGATGCCCTCCCCACTCGCGTCTGAGGCGGCCTTGGAAATCTTAAGGGATTGGGTCCCTTCTAGAATATCGCTGCTCGAAGTAATCGCAAAGGTGATCGCTGAAGGTGAGCCGCCGTCACCGTCAACGTAGGCCCCACTGTCGTCATAGCTTGAGACGCCTGTGGTATCGGTTTCAAAGTCTGAATTCGTGAGGTAGTTGACCCCACCTGATCCACCGCCTGAACCTGATCCAATCTCTACAACGTCAGACCCGTCAAAATAGACTGGCTTGCCTAGCGTCGTGTCATATGCGAGGTCACCGGTTTCAGTTAGAACGCTTGCAAGAGTGGCTGTGACTGCCGCTGGAAGAGTCCACCTCGAGGTAGAGCTAGCTGTCTCACCGTCGAGTCGAGGTGAGTTGATAGCTGGAGCAGTCAGGGTTTTATTCGTCAGCGTGTCGGTCGTGTCGCGACCAACCAGAACGTCAGCCGCATCCTGAACGTCCATCACGTTCCCAGTGCTACTTGTAATCTGGTCACCGACAATGTTCCGAGTCGAGCCCGGACCAGCGAGAACCCCAATTGAAAACAGTACCGCTAAACTGAGACCGATCGTCCCTTTGCCACTTTTAAGCCATGTCATTTCTAGAAATCTCCATCCAAACCGATTGTCCATTATCCCAAAGAAGCGTCAGGCATCCACGGTCTCCTAGGGTACATGAGCCGTTCAAGAGAAGGCCCGTCCCGTTATCTAGCTTCACCGTGTTCGTGTCTGACGTCCCAATTAACCTTAGGAGCTGGCCATCAGTCGAGCCCACCTCAACTTTAGGGTTAGCCGTGATGTCGACAGCCCCGCCGTCACCCACTACATACCGAATTTCATTAACCGAGTCAGCCCCTACGCCGATGCCAGTGGCCGCTACGATCGAGATTGGGGAAGCGTACGACCCTACGATAGTCGGAGCTATCACCGCTGGGGATGTCCCCCCAGAAGTAGAGAGGTTCTTCGTAGCTATAAATACCTTGTTGAGCCAGTCCACCCATGGCGGTGTTATCACGCCACCCTCAGAGAACTTTGACTGCAAAGGAACTGGAGGAACGCCCACTATCCAACCTCTAAATCTGCCCCGATTAGAACGACCTTGACGGGCTCAGTAATTGTTACTCGATAGACCCGGTCGAAAGAGGTGCCTAGGCGGTTCCAGAATACCCTCTTCCGCCTCTGCCCGATCTTACCGATAGACCCGGTTCTCTCCTGCGACCAACTATAGCCGCCGTCGTCCGACCAATCGAGGATAACCATAGGGTCAACCCCAACTCCAGCGCCGTCCAACCCAACGCCAGTCTCTATATCGAGCTCAAATCTTCTGTGCCTCAGTCGTCGCTGACCCTCTGAGAGGTGAGGGCAGACGCGCTGCCGAACAATGCTAGTCGAATCGTCGGTGTAGACCTCGCGCTCGAGCGTGTAGATCTTGCCCGTCTCATGGTCTCCGACCACGTTTTTTCCGAAGGCGAGCGCACTGACCTCTGCGCGGTGCCTTTCTTGGGCCCATAGTCCGAAGTAGGTTCGCTCATGCCATAGCCCCGTCAGGAGGTCGTAACACCAGGTTGAATCTAGGCCGGGTGCGTTCAGACAATAAAAGTGATGCCCACTCTGTTGGTACGTCCACGCGGTAGACGCGGACCTCTGGTCCTCGGTTAAGTCCGCCAGGAGCTGCTCGATAGACGACGTGCTCACCCGTTGAGGAATGTAGCCGTTCATCCGATAGATAATGCCGGTCCCGTCCTCGTCCCCACCTAGCCAAAGAATCGTATTCGAAAGCTTCTTTATTGAGTGGACCGACAGGCAACCGATACCCGTTACTGATCCTTGGATCCGTTCAAAAGGGAAGTCCGCGTTTCCGCTATTGAAATAGACCTCGGTGCTATTCGATCCAAAAACGTAGACCTGCTGGAATGAACTGATCACCCCAATGACATTGTCGGGTTTAGCTTCTGCAGTAGTGATATCCAGGGAGTCGAACGTCAATGCGTTGAGCCCTGAGATAAACCACTGCCCCGTGCCCTTCCTATTGAAGATCAGATAGCCGTCCTGGAAGGTAACCAAGTCCGAAGCCAGGAAGTCTGGGTCCGTGATCTGCGCAAAGGTGTCCGTGGCTAGTTCCCAGGAGTAGCCATACACCCCGTCAACTAAGACGACGTGGGCCCCATTATCCTCCATAGAGACCTTGCCGGTGTCAGTTGCCAACGTGCCCTGCTCTGTGGCCACCCAGGACGATGAAATCGAATAGAACTTATTTCCACCCACTCCGTAGAAGGTGCCGTCAGAAGCTGTGAAAGTGCCTCTCAATGGACTAGTCGGAAGTGTGACTTGTGTAGTCGAGCCTGGAGTTGGCACGAGGGACGCAATCTCTTTGCCTTTCCCAGTCCCAAGGTCGTTGACCTCTGGAAATAGATTAATGCAACGCTGAGAGTCAACGTTCTTAGACTGAGAGACGTAGCTTGGGCCGATGAAGCCGGGCAATCTGCTCACTAATAGCCCCCGGTATGGATGTTGAAGTCATTCCTTCGATTGATCAAGGCTGCGTCGGTCCCTAGGAGAGCGGTCTTATGGTTCGCTCGCTTGATGTTGGCCTTCGCATCCACAGCACTCGCGAGCACTAGCATACTGGGCTCGATACCGAACTCTGGAGCTACCTCGGCGGCACCATTAAAGATCAAGGCCCTTCGATACCCAGGTGGGAACGAAAGGACAGTGTCAGCCGTGAGGGAGCTCAATGCCTTGGCACTGTAGAAAATGATGTTGTTTGCTTGGGAAGGCTTCGGATAGATCTGAATCGTCCGCAGCGGAAACCCACTGTCATCATAGGCAAAGTAAGGGTACTGAGTGCTCACCCCTTTGACTGATATCCGACTCCACTCCTCGACAGGGATGAGCTTGACCGGGTAATCGACTGGCTGAGTTGGGTTGTTGTCCCTGAGTAGGATCTTGTCAATCCACTGAGGCCTAATGGTAGCAAAGTCACCACCTGGCCCCAGAGTATATGATTGCTGTGCGACTGTGAGGGTGAAAGTCTCCTCAATAATAGCGTAAACCATCAGGCGCTCATTGCTCCAGCTAGAAATGAGGTCATTAACTGCGGACAAGGTGTCGTTGAGTTCTGCTGCCTCAGGTGTCTCACCTTGGGCAATCACTCCCAGTTTCCTTAAAATTGCTTCAGCTACTGTGCGCCCGGTATCAGCCATAATTAGTTAGCCCCTCTTTGTTCTGCGCCGCTTCTTCTTAGCAGCCGGCTTCTTGATCTGGATCACTTTCCCTTCGTCTCCTGAAGTGTCCGGCTCTTCTGCCTTCTCTTCTTTGACCGTCTCTGCTCCCTTTGAAGCGTCCTCTTTAAGTTTTTCTGCCAGAGCACTAACCAGTGGGGGAATGACCCGGTTGGCTTCGTGTTCGTTACTTGGAAAGGGCAGGTCAACCCATCCCTCACCTAGGGCGACCTCTTCTTTGAAAGATTCGACCCGCACGCCCTTAGGGGCTTTCTCTTGGTGGTACTTGTATCGTGGATAATTGATGTTCATCTGAGTTGTGGTTCCTTTTTTAAAAAGATGAGCCCTGGCAGCTCATAACCACCAGGGCCCACTGACTTAGGCCGAGATTGCGCCCAAAGCTACTAGCCGGGCCTCAGCCTCAGCCATTCTTACTTGCAGGTTGGCGATCACGTACAAAGTGGTGATTGCTTCTGCCGCAGTTTCAAAGCCGAACGGACTAGAATTAGTGATTGCCTGGATGGCGTAATCAGGAGTTCCAGCTGCGTCAGCCGGGACCAACGTAGTGAGCTGAGTCGTCAACGCCACTGGCTGAACTACTGGGGTGACCCCAAACAATCCAACCTTTTCCGTTGCTGATCGCCCTACGCGGTACCCGTCATCAGTGCTTTTCACTTCGGTTACTTGCGAGCTTGTTTCTGTTTGCATATCGATATCCTTCTTTCTTTTTTTTCTTCTTTAGGTGCGGAGAGACCAAGCGATGGCCTCTCCGACTCTAATAGTTTTTGATTAGCCTTGAACCCGACAAGCCAACTCAGGGTACAGAGTCTTCCAACCGTAGAGGACATCCAGGCGACATGGGAACACGTCGTTGTTGATGTCGTACTGTCGGACGATCCTGATGGACATTCCTGAGTCTGGATCACTCGCTCTTGCTGCCATGTCCACTCCACCAGGAAGAGGTAGGTCAGCCATGCCGAGCGCGAACGCATCTTTATGGAAGGCTATCCCAGTAGTGGAGGTTTTGTTGGCGTAGCTAGAGGCGTGTCCAAACTGAAGGATTGCGGCCCCATCAATTGGAAGCGCGGTCACGTTCTGGTAAGGCCCAGTACTTCGGATAGCTGGAGCAACCGTAAAGGAAGCAATCTCTCCAGAGCTATCAGTGTTCACGTCAGCGGCAACCACAAACTGTTGCAATGAGCCCGTGCTCTGCTTGCTTTGTGGATTAACTGCGAACACACCCTCTAGGGTGATCACGTCGCCGGCCTTAAGGAAGCCAGTGATGCTGTTCGATCCGCCGTCGAGGTCAAGCGTAGTAGCGCCTTGAGCCGTAACAGTGGTCTTGACCAGTGGAGTTCCACCCATCAAACCAGTGCTGTGAGTCGGTGCATTCTGGTCCATACCAAAATTGAACCCAGCCGCGACACCCATCCGGCCTCTTCGGTACTGCGCGCTAACTTCCTTTTGGTCGTTAAACAACGTCAGCCCTGAGCCAACGAATGCAGTTTGAAGGGCAGGTGAGAGACACATTGCTCGCTGGTCGTCCACTGGACACCCGTTCTCGTCTAGCTTCTGACCCGCTTGGAGCGCAGTAGTTAGAGCGGTAGGGGCGGTTCCCGGAGTACCAACCGAGTTGTAAATGTCCACGTACCGTCGAAGGCCATCGTAGTCGATCTTGTTGGCCAGCGCAGTAATCGCGGGCTTGATGTACCGCGCTCTGAACTCGTCAATAGACAACTTCAATTCCTTACTCGAGAACTCCATAGCAACGTGCTTCTGGCTGTCCAAAGTAAGAGCTTCAGTTTGGTCTGCGACCTCTTGGATATTCAACGCCTGTCCATCCGTAACCTCGTAACGTACGGGTTTTCGGATGTTGATCACGCTACCGATTTTGGCCCCGTCTTTAGCAAACGCTTCGTCGTACTGACGATTGACGCCTCCCGCAAACGAGAGCTGGTTTTTCAGCTCTCTCAATGACTCGCGAGTAATCATTGAGATGTTTAATAGTGTATTGCCCATTCTTTACCTCTCCGAAGCAGGGGGTTTCTTAGGCCCGTCTCCGCCTCTGTTCTTCTTTGTCCCTAGTCGCTTCGTACTCTTTCTGGCTCATTCCCTCAGCGTCATAAGATGACTTGTGACTATGAGAGCCTTTCGATCCAACTGGAGTAACCGGCTTAGGGGCTTTAGTTTTTCTGACTTTTTCTTCCACTGGTTTCGGCTCGGTCGGGTTCAACTTAGATTCAAACCGCCCTAGTTCCATGGCAGCAGCAAGCGGAGTCATCCCATTGAGTTTTTCGAAATACTCAGGGTCCTTTGCCAGCTCATAGATCAATGCGGGGCCGTTCTCTGAGGCGATAAGAAGGCTGTCGACCGTTGGACTAGGAGGATTGATCTGCTCAAAGCAAGACTTAATAACCTCATCATAGTCCTCAGTCACTTCTGCGAAATCCGAAGCCCTTTGCTTAAACGTATCCTCTGACTTTTCCCGTATAGTCCTGGATCTAGATGCCTCGTCCTTGGCGTCACGTTCTTTAAGCTTGGCCTCTGCTTTAAAATCAACAAGAGCCTCGAGGTAATCCTCGAACTCTTCGAAATCATCCTGTTTCGGAGTTGCAGCTGCTTCCTCAACTTTCGGCACCGGTGCTTCGTCTCCAGGCTCACTCTTCCTTTCGGGAAGCTGTGACCTCAGAGATTCAATTTCACGGTCTTTATCCGAAAGCCTTGAATGCAGCCTGTCAATTTTTCGTTGAAAGCCACCCTTTTTCTTGGGCTTTGGTTTCACTTCGTCAGCTACTTCTTCGTCTTCCTCATCTTCTTCATCACCTTCAGCGCCCGGCTCTTCGCCATTTGCTTCTAGCTCTGTATCTCCTTCGTTTGCCTCATCCTCGGTGCCCGGTACCGTGGTTTCTTTCTTCGCAGAGGCTAGCTCTGGTGCGGACTTATCGACCTCTGATTTGACTTCGCCACCAACTGGTTCAGTGGTTTCGGCGGGTGTCTCTTCGTGGGTCGTTGACTCTACTGTGATCGACATGGTGTTTCCTTACTCCATGAGTATTCCCGGCGAAGGCCCACCGGTAGGCTGTCCTGGTCCAGCGCCCAAGGCGCCATCAGGTTGAATTGGTTGCTGCGGCTGCATAGGAGCGACTGGCTCGGCCTCTATAGGCTCATCGATCCCGATCTTATTGAGTCTGCTATTAATTGCGCCCATCTCAGCTCTTAAAAGTTCGATGCTTTCAGAAGAGTCCATCTTGGCAAGTTGAATTCTGGCCGCACTATCAAGCTTGGCGAATTCGATACGCTCTTTAGACTCGACCTCCATCTGTCTAATTGAGAGATCCTTCTGAGCTTTGACTTCGTCCCCTTCGATCTGTCCCTTGGCATCATTTAGCTCGCCTGTGAGGGTCTCGATAAGCCCCTTCATCTGCTCGACCTGGGCTTGGACTTCCGGCGGTAATTGCTTCTTGCCGTCGTCTAGGATGCCAGGAGGGAGCATCTTCTTAAGTCGTGCTGCAATCTCCGAAGCTCCAGGCCAGTCCATGTTTTTAACCATGAGGTCACCGGCTATCTGAGCAAGTGTCGGATAGACTCGAGTCACTTCGAGCATGGCCGCCACCGCCTCTTGGCGCTTCGTTGTGTAGCTTGGGCCGACATCGATAGTCACGTCGTAGGTGCCTACGCTCATGTCGTACAGCGTGTCCTCTGCTGCGTTCTCTTCTCTAAACGGACCGTTCAACTTGACAACTTTCTCGTCGCCGTCGTCTCCGATGATCCGGGCAGCTCGCTCGGTGTCGTAAATCTTTGGGAGAATCTCCACGATAATCCGACCAGCGTGCCGTAGAGACCGCGTCAGGTTATCCATGAAATGGAAGTTAGAAGTCTGCGACTGGTGGTTACGTCGTTGGATTGCCACTCCACTGACCTCGTTGCCTTGGCTACCTAGGGTGGCGTCGTGAATTCCTGTCGTCCCCTTCAGGTCCTCGTTTGCCAGCATCCGGGCTTGGGTAATCGACTGGGTCGGAGCTTCGTAGACGTTCCTCATTGGAGGTGGGACCTGCTGTCCGCCTACCGCGATAGGGTCGTACTTCAGTACTGAGTGCGTCTTGACGTTGGCTGTGTTCCAGTCCTTTGCGTAGGCTTCAACCTGCCCTGCCGCCGCAATAAACGGAGCTTTCGGAGCGAGAGCAATCGTCTCTGTCTCTGCCGTCGCCCAGTAGTTGTACATCCGCTGAGGGTCCTTGGCATTTCTTACGATGCCCTCTAGGACCTTCTTGCCGTCGATATCTAGCTCAGTCCCATAGACAGGGATGATTGGGATGAATGTCCCAGGCCAAACCGTGCTGTCCATGATCTCTAGACCGTTAGTTAGGTACCAGTAAACTTTAGGAATGAGGGTCGTCCGTTTAGCGATAACCTTGAGTCCCCCTAGATCTTCGGGAAGGTCATCCTTGAGGTAGACCGACCCATCGCTAAGCTGGCAAAGCTCCGCTGGCTCTAGCTTTTTACAGTAGTACTCAGCTACTCGACACCCGCCATCACGTATCCACCAAGGCATCTCGTCGCCGA